GTCTATGGGTGCAACATAGTACTGCTTATAGTTGAATCCTGACTTGGGAGCATCTGCTTCTGCCTGTGCAACTACTTGATCGTTAATTGTTTTTTCTTTGTTGAATGTTGACATGTAACTGGCAAGAGATCCTGTTGTGGTTGCATCACCTATGATGTCTTTAAATTCTTGAGAGTCTACCATGGTCTTCATCTTCAATCTCAACAGGTGTGGCCACCATGTTTGCGAAAATCCTTCCGCCGCCCTGTTAACATCCTCCACAACATAGTATCGTTTCAATGCGATCGGTATGCTCTCGTCTAAAGAATAATCTTCTTTCATGTGCGGGAATTCTATAACATCACCTGCCATTGGTTTCCTGCCTAATCTTTCAACTATGTCGTTCAGGTGTACTGTTAAAAATAGTGTGTCGTTCTGTAAGAACATACCAAACTGTGAAAGGTTGAAATCTGCATCTTGCACATTGTAAATCCCTCTCACAATGTAAATATCATCTGCATATTTCCTGTCCCTGTTCTCTAGAAATAACAGATCCTGTATGGTTCTCTCGTTTAATGAGTCTCCGGAATACTGAGGATTTGTAGGACTTGCTTCTCCGTCCTTATTTGTGTCTCCCTGATCGTAGGGGCCTATGTACTTGTGGAAATGTAGATCAGTTCCTCCAACGACGAACATCTCTTTGATGTTACGATCGAAGAACTTGTAGTCATTACCTTTTTCAGGCTTAAAAATGGACAATCTTGGCATATCATACATATTTATTGAATGCACAACGACTATAAATATGTGTATGTCGGAACTACAAACAGGACAACAAGAAATATTTGATTACGTCAAGAACAGCCTAGGTGACGGTATGATTGATGTTGAATTAGACCCTAAACACTATCAAACGGCGCTGGAAAGAGCAGTCAACAAATTCAGACAAAGATCATCAAACGCTGTGGAAGAATCTTATGCTTTTCTTCAATTAAAGAAAAATCAGAACACATACATTTTACCGGATGAGATTATCAATGTGAGAAATCTTAACAGGAGAAGTGTTGGATCTAGGACAGAAGGTGGCGAAGGCGGAACATTGTTCGAACCTTTCAACTTGGCCTACACAAACACCTATCTGTTAAAAGCAGGAGCAACAGGTGGATTGGCCACTTACTATGCGTTTGCATCATACCAGGAATTAGTAGGTAAGATGTTTGGTAGTTTCATACAGTTCCATTTTGACGTGGCAACAAAGAAATTAACTATCACACAAAGACCCAGAGCAGACGACGAAACAGTCCTTATGCACACAGACAATTTCAGACCTGACATAACGCTGTTCAAGGACATCTATTCTAAACCATGGATCAGAGATTACACACTTGCAGTATCTAAACTTATGTTGGGAGAAGCAAGGGGAAAATTCAATACCATAGCAGGACCACAAGGTGGAACAACACTGAACGGTGATGCATTGAAGAATGAGGGACAAGCCGAAATGGACAGACTCGAAGCAGACATAGGCAATTTCCAAGAAGGCGGGAGCCCAACAAGTTTCATTATCGGTTAACTTCTATTACTTGTTAACTTCTATTACCGGTAAATTATTACGTGTATTATTTTAAATACTAGTATCATGATAGACGACAGATACAAAAAACTTACCAAATGCACACTAGATGAATTGGCCGACATGGTCGATGACCTAGAGAACATTGCCATACACGCCCTGAAAGAGGGAAAATTAAGTATGCGTAAACTGGTATTAACACAGATCCATGATGTTAAAAAAGAGATTGAAAAACGTTTAAAAAAATAGTATAATAAGTCTATGTTAATAGGCATAGTAGGTTTAATAAGTTCTGGCAAGGACACAGTCGCAGAAAGACTAGTACAAGAACATAATTTCAAAAAAGATTCATTCGCAAAAAGTTTAAAAGATGCAGTAAGTTCTATGTTCAATTGGGACAGAGAAATGCTGGAAGGCAAGACAGCCGAAAGCAGAGAATGGAGAGAACGTCCTGATGCTTTTTGGAGTAAAAAATTTAATAAAGATGTAACACCTCGTTGGGTGCTACAACACTTTGGCACAGAAGTAATGCGTCAGAATATGCATGATGGCATATGGATTGACAGTTGCATGGCTAGATACAAAGGTGAACCAACAGTGATATCAGATACAAGATTTGAAAATGAAATCAAGATGATCAAGGAATCTGGGGGCAATATTATACTTGTAAAAAGAGGACAAGATCCCGATTGGTTTACAAGCTATGTTGAAGGTAATATCAAACCCTCGGGCATCCACTCTTCGGAATATGCATGGGCAAAATCAGAGTTTGACTATGTTATCAAGAACGACGGAACACTGGAAGAATTACACCAACAAGTTGACGATCTAATCGTCAGCAACAAGATCACCAATACGCCATCCAAGTCTACGGACACTGCCCAACCGTTGGCAATTGGCGCAAACAGTTTTTAGATTAGTAGTCGAGGTATTCCTCATACTCCCATCCACAAAGAACACATCCAGTTGAGATTGTTTCTGTGCCCTGAACCCACACAGCTCACACTTCTTATGTTTCTTGTATCCGGATCTCTGCAGGGCCGTGATTCCTCCCACTTTCTTCCCAGCTTTCTTTCTGTTGCAGGTATCACACAGGCTACGCCAGTAGATCTTTGTTCCTTTCCTGTAAGCATAGGCACGAGGCTTTGCCTTACACTCCTTACACAACGGTCTGTCCTTGTATGCCATACACTTATTTAAGTCGCCTATATAGGCACCAGAAAATAGCAAGTTATATCGTAAAAACCATATGATTGAATAAATAACTCTGTATACGTTAAACTTGCAAGGAGAAAACGAAAAATGGCTTTAACATCACCAGGAGTAGAAGTTTCAGTAATAAACGAGAGCTTTTATGTACCATCAGATGCTGGTACAACACCACTATTCATAGTAGCATCAGGACAGGATAAGACAAACGGAGCGGGAGATGGAACAGCGACTGGAACAACAGTTGCCAGCGCCAACACTGCTTACTTGGTCTCATCACAAAGAGAATTAACAGAGACTTTCGGAGATCCGACTTTCTACAAAGACGCATCAGGAAATTCATTACACGGTTATGAATTGAATGAATACGGTCTACAAGCGGCTTACTCATTCTTGGGTGTGGCCAACAGAGCTTACGTTCTAAGAGCAAACATTGACACTGGCGAATTACTAGGCAGTGCAACGGCTCCTACAGCAGACCCAACAGACGGAACATACTGGTTTGACCTTGCATCAACTAGCTATGGTTTATTTGAATGGTCACAAACAGATCAAGCGTTCACAAAAATTACTCCAATACTAATCACACTAGTTGGTGAATTAGTTGGCGGTGTTTCTACTGGTGCACCACTGACTTCTATTGGACAAACTGGATCATACGCAATCAACACAACACACGTTTCAAACAAGATCTTCAAGAAGACATCAAGTAACACTTGGGTACAGATTGGATCAAGTGCATGGCATACATCTTTACCAACGATATCAGTTGCATCAGGAACAACAGTTGTTAACGGTGAGAGCATGATCATGAACGGTGTAACGGTCACTGTATCAGGAACAACTTTAACTGCGGTTGCATCAGCAATCGGTTCTAATGTGACCAACGTTACAGCTTCTATTAACTCAGTAACAGGTAACCTAGATATATTCCACAACGGTCTAGCACTAGGTGACTCAGCAGGAGGAACTGGGACAATCAGATTTGACGAAGGTACAGGTATGTTGGAAGACCTTGGCATCACAGCAGGTGTTAAAAATGGTGTTCAATTACTACAGGCCAAACACACTAACAGACCCACTTGGAAAACTGCAGACGAAGACAGACCAAATGGTTCAGTTTGGTTCAAGACTACATCGGCAAACTCGGGTGCTAACATTGTTGCAAAACTTTATGCTTCATCTAGTGCAAGTTTCTCGTCAATAGCGGCTCCATTACATGATGATCACAGCACAGCGATCTTTAACATAGATCCTTCAACAGGTGGAACAGGATTAATAACAGGAACACTATACACACAATTCAACATCACTGAACAAAGCATAACGGCGGCTGATGCACTGGACACTACTCCAAATCTTGGAGACTTCCAGCTATTCAGATATGAAGGTGGTGCAACAACAGTGACAAGTTTATTGACTTCTCCAAGTTTCACAAGTTCAGAAACTTTCACAATCAAAGAGACAAGAAAAAATCAAGATGGTTTCAGTACAGCAGTTACAGTCACACTAGGCGGAACAGGTGCTGATGATTTTGTTGCGGCAGTTAACGCTAAAGTTAACGCTTCTGCATTATCTACATCAACTACTGAACTAATAAATGTTAGAGCCAGTAAATTAACAACTGGTGAGATCGTGCTTACACACGTACTGGGCGGTGACATCAGATTGTCAGATGGCGAGAGCGGTACTCCATTGGCAGATGCTGGTTTCAGTTCAACGACAGCACATGTTTACGGAACATTCACAGCAAACAGTTCAACACTGCTTGACAACTTGTACACAGTTCCTACTGGGGAGTCGCTTGACTCAACAGCCAACAACGCACTGTTAATTTCAAACTGGAAGAGATTAAGTTACACAGCTTCACTGAATGCACCAAGTAACGAACCAGTGGATGGAACACTATGGTATGACACTAGCTTATCAGCTGATATCATGGCACACAACGGAACAACTTTTATTGGATATGCGACAGCATACTCAACTACAGATCCAAATGGTCCACAGTTTAGTGCAACAGCACCAACTTTACAATCAGATGGTACTGCACTTGTGACGAACGACTTATGGATTGATACTAGTGACTTGGAAAACTATCCAAAACTTTACAAATACAACACAGCGGCTTCGATCAGTTCGACCAACACAGCCAACCAAGTAGCAGTTACAACAACAGGTGCGGCATGGGTGCTAGTTGACAAAGCTGACCAAACAACAGAAGACGGTATAGTTTTTGCAGATGCAAGATTCCACACAACAACTGACAAAGTGGCAGGAACATCAACAGCGGCAGGAGTACCTTCAACAATCAAGAACTTGTTGAGTGATGGTTTCCTAGACCCGGATGCGCCAGATCCAACTTTATTCCCACAAGGTATATTGCTTTGGAACACTAGACGTTCAGGTTACAATGTTAAAGAATACAAAAACAGTTACATCACAACCACGAAGTATCCAGGAAGTGGATCAGCAGGGTTGGGTAACATCAGAGCAAACAATGAATCTGTTGCAACTTACTACCCAGACAGATGGGTTCTTAAGTCAAGCAACAACGCAGACGGTTCTGGATCTTTCGGAAGGAAAGCACAGAGAAAAGTCATCGTTGAGCAACTGAAATCAGAGATCGACACCAACCAAGCAATCAGAGAAGACCAAAGAGGCTTCAATGTACTTGCTGTACCTGGTTACCCTGAACTGATCTCAAACATGATTAACTTAAACACAGACAGGAACAGCACAGCGTTTATAGTTGGAGATACACCTTTGAGATTAGAGGGCACATCAACAGCAATCCAAAACTGGGCCAACAACACGGCAGGGGCACTGGACAACGGTGAAGACGGTTTAATAAGTGCAAATGATTACTTGGGTGTGTTTTATCCATCAGGATTTACAACAGACAACACAGGTAAATCGATTGTGGTTCCAGCATCACATATGATGATGAGAACTTTAGCAAACAACGATAACATAGCTTTCCCATGGTTCGCACCAGCAGGAACAAGAAGAGGTGTCGTTGACAATGCCACATCAGTTGGTTACATCGACTCAGCGTCTGGAGAGTTTGAAACAATATCTGTGACGGAGTCAGTGAGAGATTCAATGCACGAAGTCAAGGTTAACCCTATCACTTTCTTTGCAGGAGCAGGCATAGTTAACTTTGGTAATTTGACGAAAACATCGGCAAGTTCAGCGTTGGATAGGATCAATGTTTCAAGATTGGCAGTGTATCTAAGAACACAGCTAGATGCTATTGCTAAACCATTTATCTTTGAACCAAATGATGAACTGACAAGGAACGAGATCAGAGGTGCGGTCGAATCATTCTTGTTGGAACTGGTTGGACAGAGAGCATTGTTTGACTTCTTGGTAGTTTGTGATGACACAAACAACACATCTACTAGAATAGATAGAAATGAACTGTACGTAGATATAGCAATCGAGCCAATTAAATCAGTTGAATTTATTTACATACCGTTGAGAATTAAAAACACAGGAGAAATTGCAAAATTAGGAAGCTAATTTTCGATAAATAGGAGAAACAAATGGCAATATCAACATTATCAAAATTTACAGTACCTTTAAGCAACGATCAAAGTTCAGCATCACAAGGTCTGTTGATGCCAAAACTCCAGTATCGTTTCAGATTGGTCCTGGAAAATTTTGGAGTATCAACACCAAGATCAGAACTAACAAAACAAGTAATAGACGTGACAAGACCCAGCTTGACTTTTGACACAGTGACACTAGACGTGTACAACTCAAAAGTATACATGGCAGGTAAACACACTTGGGAACCTATCACAATCAATCTAAGAGATGACGTCAACAACTCGGTTAGCAAACTGGTCGGAGAACAGATACAGAAACAGTTTGATTTCTTCGAACAGTCAAGTGCGGCATCAGGTATTGATTACAAATTCACAGGTAGAATTGAAATGCTAGACGGTGGTAACGGATCAAGTACTCCAAACGTTCTAGAGACATGGGAACTTTACGGTGCTTATGTTGAGAACGTTAACTACAACACACTGGCATACGCAACATCAGACCCAGTGACTATCACACTGTCTGTGAGATACGACAATGCGATACAGACACCACAGGGTACAGGAATTGGAACAGCAGTAGCTAGAACGATCGGTACACTTTCAACAGGTGGTGGACAGTAATAAACAAAATTAGACTTAGCATTTAATACACTGAAAGCGTCTTTATAGGCGCTTTTTTTGT